TCAAAAGGGCTATGGGTCCATCACGGTCGACGACGGAAGGGATGTGTTCGTCCATTTCAGCGCGATCCAAGGCAATGGCTATAAGACGCTTGAGGAAGGCCAGGAGGTTGAGTTCGACATTACTAAGGGAGAGAAGGGAGAGCAGGCGACCAACGTAACGCGGACATAGGGAGGATAGGGTCGATGGAATTCATACCGGGAAAGACCAGGATACGCTACGGCGGGGCGTACTTCGATGACCAGGAGATAGATGCCGCGATAGAGAGTTTAAAGTCCGGCAGGTTGGCCCTGGGCGAAAAGGCGGCGGAATTTGAGGCCAAACTCTCCGAGATGCTTGGGGTCAAGGAGGCCGTCGTGGTGAACTCAGGCTCCTCGGCAAACCTTTTGGCCATGACGGCACTGGAACTTCCCCGGGGCAGCGAAGTGATAGTGCCGGCATGCGTCTTTCCGACGACGTTCAATCCCATACTACAGTGCGGGCTGACGCCCGTCGTTGTGGACGTGAACCTCGGCACCTATAACATAGACCCGAAACGGATAAGGCCGGCGATCCGCGCCGGGAAGACGAAGGCGATCATGATCTCGCATACCATGGGCAATCCCTGCGACATGGGCGCCATCATGGAAATCGCGCGCAAATACAAGCTAAAGGTCATCGAGGACAACTGCGAGGCCTTGGGCTCTAACTATAATGGCAGGCTCACTGGGACCTTCGGCGATATCGCCACGTCCAGCTTTTATGTCCCGCATCAGATCACCATGGGGGAAGGAGGCGCCGTATACACCAACGATCCCCAGCTGGCGGACCGCGTGAGGTCCCTGCGCGATTGGGGCCGGGCGTGTGTCTGCAGGACCTGCGTCATGGCGAAAGACCCCAACGGCAGCTGTGCGAAGCGTTTCTCCCGGGAATACGACAGCAGGTTTACCTATGACCATATCGGTTACAACATGAGGCCCCTGGAGTTGCAATGCGCCATCGGCCTGAAGCAACTGGATAAACTGGACGAGATTGTAGCGAAGCGGCGCGCGAATTTTCTCCGGCTGTATCAGATATTCAAGAAACACTCCGACGAATTCCTGCTGCCGGAGTTTCCCGATGGCGTGTCGCCTTTCGCATTTCCGCTGACCACGAGAAAAAGCGAACTCAGGAATAAGTTCGTCCACTATCTCGAGGGCTGCAATATAGAAACGCGCATGCTCTTAGCCGGCAACATTACCAGGCATCCGGCGTACGAAAAGTCGGCATACCGGATATCGGGAGACCTCTGCGCCGCAGATTCAATTATAACCAATTCGTTTTATCTCGGCGTGTGGCCGGGGATAACCAAGGAGATGCTGGATTATATTGAGGAATGCGTTGATAAGTTTTTCTTCAGAAGGAGATTAAGGTGAAAATACTCATCACCGGCGGCTGCGGCTTCGTAGGCCATCACTTCGTCGAGAATTTCATTAAGAGCACCAGCTTCAAGATCGTGGTTCTCGACAAGCTCGGCTACGCCAGCTGCGGCTACGACCGGCTCAGGGATATCGGCTGCTATGACCATGGGCGGATATCGACGTTTTCTTGCGACCTGGCCCAGGGGATAAACGAGGGCCTGGCCCGGGAGATAGGCGAGGTTGATTATGTGATACATATGGCCGCGGAAAGCCACGTCGAAAGGAGCATCCAGGATCCGGAGCCGTTTGTCCGCAGCAACGTCCTGGGCACGATGTACCTGTTGAACTTCTGCCGGCAGTTCCAGAAGAACGCCCGGAGGATAGTGTATTTCTCAACCGATGAAGTCTTCGGCCCGGCGCCAGAGGGCGTGGCGTTCAAGGAATGGGATAACTATAACTGCACTAATCCCTACTCGGCGAGCAAGGCCGGCGGGGAAGAGTTGGCCTTGGCCTACGCGAACACCTACAAGATGCCGATCATCGTGACGCACACGGTAAATATCTACGGGGAGAGGCAGCACCCGGAGAAATTCATTCCCCTGGCCATCAGGAAGATCCTGGCCGGGGAGACCCTAATACTTCACTCCAACCCGGAAAGAACCAAATCGGCGAGCCGTTTCTGGATCCACGCACGGTCGGCCGCGACGGCGGTGGATTTCCTCTTGGAGCGCTCAGAGATCCGCGAAAAATACAACGTCACCGACAACGTGGAAATGGAGGTCTTGAAGGTAGCACAACTGATCGCCAAGATCTTAGGCAAGGAGCTCAAGTACGAACTGGTAGACTTTCACTCCTCGCGCCCCGGGCATGACCCGCGGTATTCCCTGGATGGCACGAAGCTCAAGGATATGGGCTGGCGGCCGGTCTATACCTTCGAGCAGAGCCTGGAGAAAACCATCAGGTGGATGACGAGAAAGGAGAACCTGCGATGGCTGGAATGAATCATTTTTTACTCCATCTATTCGGTCGCAAACGCGTGTTTTTTCAGGGGTCATTCGACCTGCTGCACTACGGCCATCGTTTTAACGCCGTGATAGATTTTCTTGAACTATTAAAAATTAAAACAATCGCCAAAATTATGGAAGAGATAGAGGGCGTCAGGAAAGATAAATCGATATTAGCAGCCCGTAAATACCTAAGACAACCATGAGCCACCAACAGGTTCTTAAGAAGCTCCGCAAGGAAATGCGCAAAGACCTGGCCAAGAAGTATGCCGACTTCTACGATTACGCCAGGACATTATCTTTCTGGCAAAATCTGCAGGTGGCGTGGCAGGTGCTGTTTGGGAAAAAAAGATAACATGATTTTAGACACTTCCAAGGAACCGACCGAGCACATGCCGTTCTATGGCGTGGAGCGCGGCGTCCAGGGAAGGGGTCTAGTAGGGTTAGGTATGGTGGGGTCAGGTATGGTTTGGTGGGGTTGGGTCGGGTCCGGCGTGGTAAGATAAGGTCGGGTCAGGTCAGGTGAGGCAGGGTAAGGTTTTAACCAAAAGGAGGATACAATGGAAAAAATAAAAGTTAGGATTGAAGGTATTGTTCCGCTGTTGCAACATAGGTTTCCGATGGAAGATAATCCAGAGCAGAAATCAATAAAACGTAAAAAAGAATATCCCGCCAAAGAGGAATGCGAAAAAGCTCTTTATGCCGACGAGAAAGGCAAAATCTATCAACCGGCGGAGCATATCCTGGGGGCATTGATAAAAGCCGGAACGAATTTTCTTTTTGAAAAAAAGAGAACTTATAGAGATGTTATTAAGTCTTCAGTTTTTATTACGCCCTCAATTATTTACCACGAATATCAAAAATGGGAAATAGACCGGAGGTCAGTCGTGATAATAAAGGCAAGAATTGTGAGGGCGCGCCCGCGGTTTGATAAATGGGCTCTTAGTTTTGCTGTTGAGTTTGACCAGGAGATAACGAATAAGGGAAAGATAAAAGAAATTCTTGACTTCGCAGGGCAGAGAATAGGTATAGGCGATTACCGGCCTCTATTCGGAAGATTTATTGTTACAGAGTTTAAATAAGGTAGGGTACGGTTTGGTAAGGTCGGGTTAGGTGCGGTACGGTAAGGTAGAGTACGGTAAGGTAGGGTAGGGTAGGGTAATAATTTTTTTTAAAAAGAAGATACACCAATGAAACCTAAACTGATGGACTTTAGCCCTTATATCCATATCTTTATCCCCAAGCGCAGGATTTTAAAGTATTTGAGCCAGATTAAAATTCCTTATACGGAAAGGGTCAAATTACTACGCACTCTGCGTGAAATTGAGCAAAAAATTAACCAGCTCCAACATTGCCATTCTCTCGTCGAGAGATGCCTAATGAAGGAACAATCTTCGGAAAAAATAAATTGTAATACTTAAAAATGTATAACATACTTTAGATAAGAGCAGGGTCGCTCCCTGTTTGAGATATTAGCCGACTTCCTGTACAGGCGGGAGTCGGCTTTTTTATTTGATAGATATCCGCCACACAACCAGGGGTCGCGCAAGAGATGCCAAAACCAAACTGGCACACCGAAAAGAGACTAATCGCGGACCTCATCCCCGCAAAGTATAACCCCAGAGAGCTAACCGAAGCAATTGCAGTGAGTTAAATATGGAAGAACCAAAAGTCAATGTTATAGATGTTAAGGATATAAAAAAAAGAGACCCGCGAGCTGACGTTATTCTGGAGAGCCTGCGAAAGGGAAGCAGTATCGCTAAGGCGTGCGAAGGCGCAGGAATACACGTGATGACCTTCTGGCGCTGGCGGCAGGAAGATAAAGACCTGAATACTGAAACGGAAGTCGCCTTAACTGGCCGAGTGATGGTCGTTGAGGACTCACTATATAACGCATGCATCAAAGGTAATTCAACACTAATAATGTTTTTCCTTATGAACCGGGCCCCGGACACGTGGAAAGATAAGAGAGCGATGCCGCATTTAAGCGCGAGCGCATCGGCATCAGCGGAGGCAGCAAGTGTCAACCCTACAGCAGCAAGAAAAAGAATCGCAAGAAGTCTGCGCATTATCCGCGGACTTGGACTCGAGTCTGGCCTGTCTGGCCAGGACTGAGTCGGACGTCTTCGTCTCCTACGTCCTGAAGACCGAGAAAGGCGAGGCCATCTCCCAAGGTGCGATCCATCGCGAGATCCAGTGGCATATAGACGAGTGCCGCAGGCGTGGGGAGCACTACTGCGGGATTTTGGCACCCTGGGGCCATGGTAAGACCGAACAGGTAGCTATAGGCCGAACCCTCAATTTCCTGGGAGAGAACCGCAACCACCGCGTCTTCATAGTCTGCAACACCGACGACAACGCCAAGGCCCGCGTCCAGGCCATCCGCAATTATATCATGACCGATGCCGACTATCACAAGGTCTTTCCCGAAGTCAAGGAAGCGCAATCCGGGGACTGGAGTAAGCATAAGATAGTGGTCGAGCGCGAATCCATGTCCAAGGACGGCTCCGTCGAAGCCTGGGGGATAACAACCTCCGGCACCGGCAGCCGCTGCGACTTCATAATATTCGACGACCCGGTGGACCTCAGGAACGCCATACAGAACCCGGCCATGCGCCCGGTGGTGAAACAGTGCTTCAATAACGTCTGGATGAGCAGACTCGTGCCCGGGGGCTTCGCCATTTACATCGCGACTATCTGGCACCAGGACGACAATACCAATGAGTTGTTAAAGAACCCGCAATGGAAGTTCCTGGTGATGAAGATATCCGAGGATTTCTCCCGCATCGAGTGTAGCTCGCCTTTTAAGGGCGAATACACGATACCCCTTTGGGAAGACACCTGGGACAAGGCGGACCTCCTGGACAGACTTAAGGTTATAGGCAATACGGCTTTTAACAGGGGTTTCAGGCAGCGAGCCATAAGCGACGAAGACAGGACCCTACCTTCGTATCTTAAAATCTTTAAGTACGGTCTGAGCCCTCTCGATGTGGTGCGCCGCGACTGGCCGCGGGTCGGCGGCATGGACCCCTTCGGCAAGTTCGTGGTCATCTTTACTTTGGCCGTGGATCCCGGGACCGGCAAGAGATACCCCTTGGAGATAAGGCGCGGCAAGTGGGGCCCGACCGAGTCGGTCAATCAGCTCATAGACGCGTACAACACGCACCGGCATCAGATCATCGTGGTCGAGAACAACGCCGCCCAGGATGCAATCGTGCAGTGGGCCCTGGAAAAAGGACACGCATCGATGCCTCTTCTTCCGTTTGCCACCGGCAAGCAAAAGGTGGATCCGATGCTGGGCCTGCCCGGCATGGAGGTCGAATTCGCCAACAACTCCTGGATTGTGGCCATGGGCAACGCGGAACATGAACCGGACTGCAAGTGCGGCTTCTGCGTCTGGAAGAGCGAGATGGGTTCGCATCCGGTAGGGGAGGCATCCGACACGGTCATGGCTTCCTGGTTCGCCAGGGAGGCGGCCCGGGCGATAACCTTAGGGCTACAGCCGCAGGAAGACACCCTACAAGAAGAGGTCGTCACGGCGGAAGAGGCGGGTTTGGAAACGGTCAAAATAGGCAATTATTAGGATAGACTACAGTAGTACTACCTTACTACTACAGTAGCACTCACCCAGAGTAGAGTAGAGTAGAGTAGAGTAATAATAAAAGCACGCCAAAAGGCGGCTTTTTAAGAGATTTTCCTAATGAAGGAGAAAAGGCATGTTCGGCATAAAGTTCGTTTCCCAGAAGAAGCTCGATGAGCTCATAGAGACCGTTTCGCTCTACTCTAGGAGCCTGGAGGATATCGGCTGGATCAACGTCTCCATGCAGGACAATACCCAACTGCAGATCATCGGCGAAGGCTTCAAGAAGATGCTGCGGACCTGCAGGATATATTACACCAAGAACCCCTTAGCTGGGCATTGGGTGCATCTGACCACAGAGTTCGTCTTCGGCGAGGGGCTCTCCAAGCCTAAGGCCAAGGAAGAGAGCCTTCAGGAGACGATAGACCACTTCTGGGACGACCCGGACAACCAGAAAGCCTTTACCGGCTTCCAGGCGCAGCAACTCCTTAGCAATAAATTGCAGTATGAGGGCAACCTTTTCTTCGCGCTTTTCGAGGACGAAGAGGGGGACATCCGCGTCAGGATCCTTAACACCGAGGAGGTCGAGGACATCATCAAAGATAAGGACGATAGGATGCGGTCGAACTTCTACAAGGTGGCCGTCCGGGACAGGAATTATAACTTCTTTAACGACGCCTACGATATACAACTCTCAAAGTTCGTCTATTACCCTGACATAAGCAATGCCAACGTCGAGGATTTCGGTATTCCCAAAGAAAAGCTCGCAGAGGGTTTTACCGTCTATCACGTGAAGATAAACTGCGACATCAACGACAAATTCGGCATCCCCGAGCTCTACCGCGGCATAGACTGGATCAAGGCGCACAAGGACATGGCCGGGGACCTGGCAACACTTATCAAGAGTCTTTCTACCCTGGCATGGAGGAAGAAGGTCAAAGGTACAGCCTCCCAGATAACCAGCCTGCAGGCCGCGGCCCGCGCGAAGACGGACCTGACTAACCCGGCAAAAGTGGCGGGCTCGACACAGTACGAGAATGAGGCGATAGACACCTCACCCATAGCCACACCTACGGGTGGTGCTGTGATAGGGGAGAAGGGCCTGAAACAGATGCAGTTGATGGTCTGCGCGGCGGCCGGGATATTTTACCATTATTTCGGCGACCCGGAGACCGGCAACCTAGCGACGACCACGAACATGGAGCTGCCGATGATCAAGAAGTTCGCGGCCTACCAGGCGCTCTGGACCTGCATCTACAACGACATCCTGCAGTATCAGATAAACAAGAAGATAGAGAAGGGCATCATCTCGGGAAGCGTGAAATACGACATCAAGACGATGCGCAACGTCTACAAGACCGACCTGGACCGGACCTTTGACCTGGACTTCCCGCCGATAATAGAAAAGGATATGAAGGTCGTGGCCGAGGCCTTAGGAATCGCTAAAGACAATAACCTCATAAGCGACGAGACTGCGGCGATGATATTCCTCTTGGCCGCCAAGATGAACAACATCCAGGATGAAATAAAGAAAATAGATTTCACCCGCATGAAGTCCTCAATGTTCGCGGGCGGGCTGCCAGTAGACGGGAAGCAAGCGCAGCCGGCAGATGGCAAGAAACCGCCCGCCAAGTCTGCGGAAGTGCCTATTAGAGAGGCGATCGGCGACCAAAAGAACCCTGGTGCCAGGCTGGCCAAGAAGAACAACTACCTGGCCCAGCGCATGAACGGCTACCGCAGGGCCCTGATGGGGCACTTCGGCAAACTGCAGGATGACATCCGCAGCAACCTGAAGACGGACGGAGAGGCCGGCAAGGTCGTAGGTAACGTGGACAAACTCTCCGAGCATCTGGAGACATTCAGGCAGGGGATGGTCAAGGCGGCCGAGGGTTACTTCCCGGTGGCCATAGACATCGGCAAGAAGTATCTCCAGGCGCACCTTAAGGAATCACAAGTCCGGGAGACGCTCTTCGAGGCGAATAGCACGGCCCAGGATCTGCTGATGAGGAAACTGAATTGGAACGAGAAGTATGTTGCGGCGTCCCTTATCCCTGACATCGAGACGAAGATCGTAGAAACGATGCGCGTATCTTACGACACTCCGGAGAAGTTTAAGGCGGCGGTCAACGCGGCGGTCGGGACCTTTGAGGCCAGGGTTGAGCAGTACGCCGGGGCCTTCTGGAGTGTGGAGGAGGCGGCGGTCAAGGAGGCGGGCCAAGGCACGGGCGCTATGGTTAACTTCGTGGGCGCGGATGACAACTCGACATGCGACGGCTGCGCGGAAGCGATGAACGGCAATCCGTACCTGATAGACGAAGCGCCCGAGCCGGGCAGCCATGAATGCGATGGTAGATGCCGCCATGCGTTACAAATTATTTCTGAAGAATGAAAAAATTATTGATGCTCTTGACGGGTTTTTCTATGTTCAACATCATTGATAAAAAATCGAGGCAATCTAATGACTAAAGAAGAGTACGAAGCGAACCCCAGGACATATTGGGACGCGCCGACCCGGGAGATGGAGGCCGTGAAGACGGCTGATAACGGAGCGCCCCTGGAGTCGAGCAACCCGCTCTGGATGAAATACATCCTCCCGGAGATCATGGCGAGCACAAGCCGCGTGACCTGCCTGGACTTAGGTTGCGGAGGCGGTCGGTACATCCTCTTAACCGCCGGCTACTTTGCGAAGGTCGTGGGCATAGACTTCAGCTCCTTCAGCCTAAAGAGGCTCGAGGCCCGCATAGGCAGCAGCGACCTGAAGAATATCGAACTCTGCGAGGCGGACTTAGGGGACATCGGAATCGTCCCGGACGAAAGCGTCGACTTCGCCTATTCGGTGGCGGTCTTCATGCACATGCCGAACGAGACGAAGCGCAGGGCGCTCAAAGAGCTTGCGCGGGTACTCAAGCCCGGGGGGCGTGCCGTCCTGATAGAGATAGTGCCTATAAAAGAAGGGGCCTTCGACTGCCCGGACATCGAGCAGGGGCCATGGCAGGATATGATAAAAGAGGCGAGGCTGGAAGTCGAGAACATTGGCCCGGCTGATCCATTCACAAAATTCAAACTACGCAGGAGAAAATAATATGCCTTACACCATGGCGAATCTTCCGGACTACATAAAGAAAAAGCCAAAGATCAAGCAGGAGCAATGGCTGAAAGTATTCAATGCATCGTTTTCCAAGGGCGAGGCCTATGCGTTCAAGGCGGCCAACGCGGCAATCAAAGAAGCGAACGATGTATTCTCAAAGACCCTGCTGGGCGAGTTGCTCAGCGACATTGATTTAACCATAGCTAAGGCACGGGACGGCCTGAAGGGGCGGATAGGATCGCCGGCGGTCAGGCATTTCCTGCAGGAGGTAAAAGAAAAAGTGAAAAGGATGATCGTAAAAATCGAGGACAAGGAAACCCGGGTCTTGGCGGAGTCGATAGCGACCAAGATCGAGGAGGCGCTTAAGGACGGCAGTTTCGGGGACATCGAGGATAAGGTTAGGGCGGCCTTGAAGACGCATCCACTCTTCCCGGAGAAGATCGGGGAGAAGTTCGCGGATGGGCCTTATATCCGGGACATGTACCCGGACAAATGCGTGATCAGCTACCAGGGGCACCTCTACGAAATGGAATACTCAATTATGGCCGAGGCGGTGATCCTGGGGACGCCTAAGGAAGTAATAGAAAAATACGTCCCTGTCCAGGAATCCGACAAGGGCAGCGCCGGGAAGGTCAAGGAGGCCAAATACGAGATTACCGATATCCGGGAATCCAGCATGACCCGGGACTTTGAGGTTTCAAGATTCATTTCTCTCAAGGAGGCCAAATTCAATACCGACTTCAGCGAAGTCGAAGTAGTGCTGATAGAGGCCGGCGTCAACGAGGACAAGAAGCGCTACTACCCCGACAAGACCATCCGCGAGGCGGCGGGGATATTCAAGAATTGGAAGAATTACATCGACCATCCGACCTCTACACAGGAACGGGAGCGCCCAGAGAGAAGCTTGAAGGACTGGGCATCCACGATAGTGGAGTCAAGATACGAGAACGGCATGGCGATAGGCAAGATAGCTATACACGACCAGTGGCTGCGCGAAAGGCTCGCCGATCCGGTGGCCAGGTCGCAGCTGGGTCTTTCAGTATTGTCAGGCGGGAGAGTCTCGCATGGCAAGGTTAACGGCAAAGACGGCTATGAGATAGTCGAGGCGATACTACCGTTCCGGAAAAGCGGCCCTCCCTCAGTGGATTGGGTGACAGAAGCCGGAGCCCGGGGACGCGTCTCGAAGCTCTTAGAGTCCCGTTACTCAGGAGGTAAGAAAATGGAACTGGAAAACGCAACGTTGAAGGAACTAAAAGAGACAAGGCAGGACCTCGTGGACACAATCGTGCGCGAGACCAATGCCGGCAACACCGAGAAGGTGACTAAGCTCGAGAAGGACCTGAAGGAAGCCAACGACAAAATCGCGGCATCTGACAAGGCCCAGAAGCTCTCCAAACAGGACGGAGAAGTTGAGGTAATCCTCAAGGAAGCCAAGATACCTGAGCCGTGCAAGGACAGGATCCGCTCCCAGGTTAAAGGCGCCTTGATCGAGACCGACCTCAAGGAAGCGATCGGCAAGATGATCGCATCTGAACTCGAGTTCGCCAACAAACTCACCGGCAAGGGCAAGATCAAGCTCGGGGGTGAAGGCGAAAGCACCACACTTAAGGAATCCCTTCAGGCCACGCTCGACAAGAGGGCCGGAATGGAAGAGAAGAAAGAACCGGAGAAGAAATAACCCCGCTCCCGTAAAGTCGGGAGAAACCTCAAAGGAGGAAATATCTAATGGCAAATAATTATAAGTTTTCAGGCAAGAGAGTCACCCTTGCGCCGGCTGCGATAGTCTCAGCTGGAGTATTATGCAGAGTGCAAGGCTTCATCGGCATACCCTTAAACCACAGGGCCGTAGGAGAGTCCGTTTCGTTCGCTCTCGAAGGCGTGTGGGGTATGACCTTCGCCGCATACGGCGGCATGGTCACAGGGGGCATCCCGACAGCAGGAAGTATTATGTACTGGGATACGACCAGCGCGGCGCTCTCTATCGGCGCGGCGAACGACGACTATCCCGCGGTAAAATGCGTCACGGCACCAAGCGCAACAGACGGTTCGTTCCAAGGTTTGCTTTTGCCTCAGACCCGTCCTTACGGACAGATGCAGGCGTAGTTAAGCAATCCTCAAAAAAAGATAAGGAGATTTCAGCATGAGAAAATCATTGCTCAACATCTACCACGAGCTGAAAGAATCCGCGAGTTCCAGCGACTTCCCCAACCTGCTCGCCAACACGATGTACAAGAAGTTGTTGACACGCTTCAACGGATTCCCATCGCCGTGGAGACAGTACGTAATGATCGGAGATCTGGCCGATTTTAAGCTCAACGACCGGGTCATCTTATCCGAAGCGCCGGATTTGGATGAGATAGAAGAAGACGGCAAATACGAGGACGCTAAGTTCTCAGATGCCACGTATCAGATTCAGCTCAAAACATACGGCAAGACCTTCACCGTAGGGCGCCAGGCAATCATCAACGACGACCTAAACGGCATCACGCGCTTCCCGGCGGCATTCGGGCGCGCGGCAGTAAGGACCATGGTGAAGGCGATAGTCGGGGCGTTAGGCAACGCTTCATTCGCCTACGACGGCAAGGTGCTCTTTCATTTAAGGACCGCGAGCACCCGCAACTACTTCGCGAACGTGGCATTAGCGAACACCGTGGCCGGCATGGCGGCGGTGCAGGCCTGTGCATCGCGCATGAGACTGCAGACCGACCCGGACTCCGGAGAGCTTATGGGGATTCAGCCCTGGGCCATCCTGACCGGCTCGACCCTTGCCCCGGTGGCAAGGCAACTGACAAGGTCAGCGCAGATTCTCCCTGTTTCAACCACCGGCGGCGGCATCTACAACGAGATAGCATACCTCGGCGTTATCGAGGAACCGCTTATCGACACCGTGCTCAGCACGACATGGTGGGCCGTTATCGCCAACCCGGCGGATTGCCCGGTCATCGAAGTGGGCTTTCTGGACGGGAAGGTGGAACCTGATTTACTGGTATCCAAGGCAGAGATGCAGAGCCTGGCCGGTGGGGTAGAGGATCCGTACGGTTATGAGTTCGACGATATCCGCTACAAGGTCCGTCATGACCGCGCCCTGAAACTCGCGTATTATCAGGGTATCTGTAGAGGCAGTGCTTAGTTAACGAGGCGGGGCGGGGCCTTAAAAGGGCCTCGTCCTGTTTTTAATGCCTAAACACTCATCCATGAAAAAACTAATCTTTGCTGTGGCGTTGTGCTTGATTTCGATAAGTGCGTTTGCAGCGGAATATAGAAAAATTCCTGCCGCCAATGTCACTAACAACGGCACAGCCACCGAAGGCAATATCACCGTCTTTGGTGTGGCAGAAACCGAGATTAAAGACAGCGGCTATGTTCCAAGTGATTTTATCCTTGATACAGATTTAGACACCTGGTCAGAACATCCGGCATTACTTTCCGGCTACATCCTCACCGGCAACGCCACCAATGTAACCACCGCCGTAAATATGTCCGGTGATGTTACAATAAATAATACAGGGGTATCGGTAGTCGCCGATGACAGCCATTTACATAGTTCAGTTTCTTTACCAGCTATTGCATCTTATATTCTTTCTACTACCACAGGAATAGATGCCAAAATAGCAACCACTACTAATCTTTATACTGTTCCCTCAGGTAAGACTGCTGTTATTACAGGTGCGGTAATTAGAATTACGACGGCAGATACTATTACTGTGCCACCTACATTGGGTATCGGCATTGTAGCAGGAGAAGAAAACATTTTTGCTTCTACTCAACTCGTAGGACTTGATGCTGGTAATGAAATTTATAAATTTACTTCCTCTGGGACTTTAATTTCGGGTGTAGCGACAGAAGTGATAAAACTTGGAATTGATACAGGGGCGACAGCAACTACAATGACGATTACGGTGGACTTGATAGGATATTTGTTATAGGAGATAATATGCCAAGGACGATAAAAGTAAAGGGGATAGATAACACAACTGGTCAAGAAATTATCGGGGAAGTTGGCGATACATTAATTCCTTCTGGCGGTGGTTCTGTTACTTCTGCCAAATTGGTTTCTGTTGACACAAGGGTAACTTCTACCGCAAATGCAATATCGGTATTAAGTCAAGCAGTTTCTGTCCTTTCTCAAGCAGTATCGGTATTAAGTGCCGCGCCAGGTGGCGGAGCTTCAGCCGATACCTCTGCCAATGTGATGTTGGATGCTCGGTCTGCCTTATCAGTCCATTCGGCAATACACTCTACAATTTCTGCACATAGTGATGCTGTTTCAGTAAAAGGTCTGCAATCGGCGATAAATCTAATCGTTAATAGAATATCTGTAAATAGTGCCGTAGCAGGTGGTGCTTCAGCGGGAACATCTGCCGCGGTTCACGCAGACCTTGTGTCCGCGGATACGGTTCTTTCAGCCGCACTTAGATTAGATTATGTTTCTGTTGCTAATGCTGTTTCTGTTCAAGTTCACGCAGACTTAGTATCTGCAGATACCGTGCTTTCAGGAGCGATAAAAACGGATGCAATGTCTGCAATAGGTGTTGCTTCTGCGGCATTAGACACAAAGATAAGCGATTTATCGGCGAGGTATGTTTCAGGTTTAGCGGCATTAAGCCAAAATACCTCAACTTTAAGTGTGGCTCAAGCTGCCACTTCAGCTGCTGCTGCCGCTGCGAGTGCTGCCGCAGCCGATGTCTTGTCAAAACACACATCAGCAGTTGGAGCATTATCAACCCAAATAAGTGCTATCTCTCAAGCATTATCGGTTCTTTCTGCAGGACAATGGAGTATTCATTCACAACAGTTATCAACCCATTCACAAAAACTTAGTGCATTATCCATAAAACAAGCTGCTGCTTCCGCCGCCGCTGCTGCTGCCGAAGTTCACGCTTCAGCCGCCTCTGCTGCTGTATCTCTCTTATCTATAAATGTAACTTCGGTTAGAGACGCTGAGATAAGTAACAGGAATAGTGCAGTGCAAGTAGCAAGTGCCGCTGCTACATCAGTTGCAGCCGTTGCATCTCTGGCTATTTCGGTGTTATCTCAGCAAGTTTCGGTTATCTCTAACAAAGTTTCTGTTCTTTCCTCAATAGGAGATACTTATACTTGGGTAATTTCAGCTCCAGCAGTTGGGCAGGTAGCAGGGCCAAAACTTTATGCTCAACATAATGCCAAACAAATATGCGGTAATACAGTCTCGGCTAATACGACCGTAACTTATAATATAGAAAAAAGAGTAAGTATAAATACGGCAGGTTCTAATTTAATGTCAGATGAACAGACTGCCTCAATAGATGCAGCGAATACCACTACAATAACCAATTCTGTTTTAACTGCTGGTAGTTATCTGGTGGTGGATATTTCGGGAACATCGGGAACGCCTGCGTTGTTTGTGGTAACCCTTGCTGTGGTTCCTTAACATATAAAATAATATGGAATGTTTTAGGTGTGGTAAATGTTGTATCAATCCGATTCTTGCTCTACACAATACCCCTATTGCTAATGATAAACAAGAATTGGGCAGGTGGCTTCAATATCACGGTTTACAACCTCTAAAGATATTCAACGGAAAAGAAGATGTCCTGGCAGTTAAGATACCGAGCAAATGTGAACACCTTGAAATTAAAGATGATTTCTTTTATAGTTGCAAAATTTATAAAAACAGACCCCAGATTTGCAAAGACCAGTGGTGTCAAGAACATAACTTGCAAGAAATTGTAGATAAAACCGCAAAGGAATTGGAGGAAAAATGTATAACATCTTCATTAAAAGAATAATCAAGGTTGATATACCCAACACAACCGAAACCCCAGAGGCACTCTTAAAAACTGCGGAAGAAAAGAAAGCCAAAGAAACAATCATCTCGGATACTTTTTTGGTGGAAGATGACAGGCAAATAATAATCGCCAAAGAGAAGGTTATCTATGACGGGGTTGGAAAAGTAATAAGGTTTGAGAATTTATATTGAGGTAACAAATGGCTCTTGCGTATGACACAAAAGGAAACACGGCGGGTTCAGGCACAATAAATATAAACCTTACACTTGACGCTACGGTTCAAGTGTTAGTTGCAGGTATTGCCGCCGCCGCAAGCGACGCCAACCGTGCTGGCGGTGCTCCTACTTGGAATACCACAGAAGCACTTACCCAAATAGGTTCTACCATAACTGGCTACAAAGAGTGCCAAGCGGAGATGTGGTATCTCCTTGCCCCCACCTCTGGTGCTCATACTTTAAGTGTCCCCAATACTGGTTCTGATGTCCTAAATGTCATTGCTTCCGCTTATAAAGGTGCTACCGCCTGCGTTTTAGACCAGTCTACTTCAACTAATGCTGGCGGTGCGGCAGGAGCAAACCCTTCTTGCACCTTAAACAATGTCCCCGACGGTTCGGCAGTAGTTGATTGTTTGGCTGATGGGTATGCTTCTGTGCCGACTGGCAATACTGGAGGGATACTTTTATATGCCATAGATGGGACTGCGTGGGATGATGCGGGGCAAACAAGGGCAGAAGTTCACGGGGTAGTAATTGACCAATATACAAGACCCACAGGGGGAGGAAGTGAATTTTTTTTAGGGGATGCTGATAATCATTTACAAGTAGGAATGTCGTTTGCTGGACAGAATAAAAATTTGAAATATGCCCAATGTTGGTTAAATAAAGCTACGGGGAGTCCTACTCAAAATATAACTTGCAAACTTTATAACCATACTGGAACATTTGGCTCAACTGGAACTCCGACTGGTGCTGCAATAGCCACCTCTATCAATACTATTTCTGGCACTAATTTAACGACTGTCCCAACATTAGTTACATTTGAATTTTCTCCTTATGCTTTATCAGTAGGGACTAATTATTTTATTGTATTAGAAACTACTAAAAATACCTCAAATTATTACGGATGGTATGGGGATGCAATAGTTTTAGGAGCGGCGGGTAATAGAGCCGAGTATTTTACTGGTTCTTGGACAGCCAGCACTACCAATGATTTATCATTTATTATTTGTGATGATACAAGCACTGCAACAGTTACCCTCTCCTACACCCAATCCTCCGATGATGTCGCTATGATTATGGCGAGTTTTAAGGAGAGTGCGTCGAGTGTATGGACACCAGGTGGGAAGGTTAAAAATATAATATGAGCGATATAAAAATAGTAGACGCAGAGAAAGAAAAGTTAAAAGTAGAATACTGTATTCCCGTTTGGCTTCGGGATATTCAGATAAAAATTAACTGTGCCAAATATTCGGATAGAATACAATCCCACGAATTGAGAAACGAGCCGATGGCGATTGTGTGTTTTGGGCCGTCCCTAAACGATACTTGGACAGAGATAAAGAAATTTAAATATATATTCTCCTGTTCTGGTAGCCACAAATATTTAAAAGAAAAAGGTATTATTCCCACGCACCATTGCGAGGTTGATCCTCGCTCACATAAGATACAACTTATCGGCGATGATATATCACCAGATACAGAGTTTCTAATGGCTTCTTGCGTCCATCCAAAAGTATTAGAACACTTAACCAAACACAATGCAAAGATTGTATTATGGCATACTTATTCTGGCGAAACAGAGGCAGAGATACCGCTTATATTTCCCAAAGGCGAATGGGTATCTATGGGCGGGGCGAATGTAGGATTGAGGGCGTTGTCATTGGCAAGATTATTAGGGTTTACTGATATACATTTATTCGGGATGGATGGTTCTTTTCCTGCCGGCGGTAACTCACACGCTGCAGAACATCCGCACACACAGAAGAAATATATCTTAGCGGAGTTTGACGGAAAGCAATACGCCACAACCACAGCGTTTTTGGAGTGTGCCAGAGGAACTTTCCACGAACTTGCCACACTTCCAGATGTCAAGGTTCATTTCTATGGTGATGGACTTATTCAAAGGATGGCAATTAAGAAATTAGAGGAAGGTTCAATTAGACTAAAACCCAAATCAGAGATTGCTTTCAAGCAACTCTCTACTATCAGTGCAGGATATATTAAACAGAATAAAATACTTCACGAAACTAACGCCGAATATGGCGTAAGTGTATTAAAGCATTTAAAAGTCATTAACGAAATGTATTTAAAAACAGGTTCATCTTCTTTATTGGATTATGGTTGCGGTAAGGGATTATTAGCAAAGAATGTTCCTTTTCCTATTTGGGAATACGACCCTGCTATTGAAGGCAAGGATAAACCGCCAAGAGCCGCTGATTTTGTAGTGTGCGTAGATGTATTAGAACATATTGAACCAGAGTATCTGGATACTACCTTAAAAGATATTGCAAGGTGTTTATTAAAAGTAGGTTATTTTATAATCAATACCCAACCTGCAGTTAAATTGTTGCCCGATGGAAGAAATACCCATTTAATTCAAAAGGGCAAATATTGGTGGGAGAATGAAATCAGTAAATATTTTGTTATTCCCAAAAAAGGACTTATGGAAAGGGACAAAGAATTGCATATTGTAGTTGGTCCGCAATTAAAGAAAGCAAAGAATAGGGAGTCGTTTATTCTGGTGGAGAAATGAGTATAAAAGAACGCCTTAAATCCATAACTCATATTTCACAAGAGCGATTATCCATAACTCCACCTGTGCCTAAGTCAGTAAAGATAGAGTTGACCTCAAGATGTAACTACAAGTGTCAGTATTGCGCTATATCTTTCAGAAATGGTGAAAAGGAGAAAGATATGGATTGGGATTTATTTAAACGAATAACGAAAGAAATGAAAGATTCGGGGGTAGAAGAAATCGGCGTATTCTATATTGGTGAGAGTTTTACCAATTCCAAATTACTTATAGATGCGATTTATTTCTTAAAGAATGTTCTAAGGATACCTTATATATTCCTTACTTCCAACGCATCGTTGGCTTTTCCAGAACATATCAAGGAGTGTATGAAGGCGGGGCTTGATAGTTTGAAGTGGTCTTGTAATGCCGCAGACAATGAACAATTCCAAAATTTGATGGGAGTAACCCCAAGACTTTTTGATTTAGCAAAACAGAATATCAAATCGGCAAAAGAGATAAGAGATAATGGCGGATACAAAACTAAACTCTATGCTTCGTCAATACTTTATACTCCAGAACAACCCAAACGGATGTTTGATTTATTACAAAAAGATATTTTGCCCTATGTTGACGAGCATTATTGGTTGCCTCTTTACACTGCGGGCGGGCAGGCAAAAGAAAAGGAAGCGGAACTTGGTATGCAACCCATAGTGGGAAACACGGGCAGGTTAGATGACCCGTCAGAACCTATTCCTTGTTGGACGCTCTTTACTGCAGCACATATTATGATTGATGGCAGAATGACTGCTTGTTGTTTGGATGGGGTAGGTAATTGGGTAATGGGGGATTTAAAGAAGAATACATTTATGGAGTGTTGGCACTCAAAAGAGTTTCAGCAATTACGACAGGCACACTTAGATAAAGATATAAGAAGAACTAAATGCGAGAAGTGTATTTTATACTAAAAGAAATTAAATGATAAGCGAATATATACCCATAAAAAGGAGATAAGAAGCATTGGAGGAGCAAAGTGTATAAGATATTCCAGATATATATGATTTTAATTTTAACATTGTTTTGCAATCCTGTTCAGGCAGAGGTTAGGAATATTCAAGACAATTATAAGTTGATATATACCATTCTTGAAAGCGATGGCACTCCTGTAACCAGTCAAGAAGTTACGGTGAAGATACAAAGGGCTTCGAATAATCAATGGTTAGATTTTGATGATTTGGCATTTAAGGCATCCGGGTGGGGCAACAAAACAATTACCTTGAGTGAAGACACAGACGAAGATTTTTATTATTATATCTTTAATCCCCCAGCCGGCGAAACCACAGCCGAACAATATGCTTTTCTGATTGAAAATTCCAATGCCACTTATAAAGACCATCAGATAGAATTGGTTAATTATCAAGTTATCGGAAGCGGCTCGGCGCCGAATGTCTATGAAATCCTGGCAGAGATAGACGCTAACTCGACGAAACTGACGAATATCAATACAACTGTCACCGCTTTTAACGGAACTTGGGACTCGACTAAGGCCGGCTATTTAGATATAGCCGTTTCAAGCCGGCTGCCTACGGCTAATATCACGTTGACTAACGGCAATGTAAGCGTAGGGACGAACTATGACAAGGCCGGTTACAACCTCGTAGTTGCGGATTACCAGAATATCTCAAATATCACTTGGGCTAATGCCACGCGCACCTTAACCGCCGGCACGAATATCGCCCTGGCAAAAGGCACGGGCATAACCGGCTTCAACGATATCGCGGCAGCTGACGTCTGGGCCATAGCGACAAGGCAACTGACGGGGACCCAAGTCTTCAACCTTACTGGTAACATCACCGGAAGCCTCAGCGGTTCAGTAGGCAGCCTGACGACCTGGGATAAGGCTAATTATACTTTAAGCGCCGCGGGCATTGATAGCATCTGGGATGAGGTACAGACCGGGCATACGACAGCAGCCTCATTTGGGCTTTATATTGATAGTAAGGTTTCAGAGGCCGGCGGCGGCGGCCTGACGGTCCAGGATATAGTCGACGGTGTATGGGATGAGGTACAGACCGGGCATACGACAGCAGCCTCATTTGGGCTTTATATTGATAGTAAGGTTTCAGAGGCCGGCGGCGGAGGTTTGACCGTTCAGGATATAGTCGACGGCGTGTGGGATGAGGTTTTAGCTAATCATACGACCACGAATACGACCGGTAAGAAATTAAGTGAGATGCCGACATTATACGATGTAGGGCCTTAAAAGGAGCTAAGATGTCTGTAGAGAGGGAAAGCGCGGTAATTAACAATACGATAATCTTGAGAATAAAGTTCCAATATAGCTCAACCAGTGATTATTTCGACCCTTACGCCATGCCCAAAGTGGAAATCCTGGACAGTAACGGGACGACGGTAATCGAGACGATTGTTGGGGCGGGCATAGTCAAGGACGCCACGGGACAATATCACGTTGTAGCGGCAGCCATCACCACGGCCAAGACCATATACGACAAATGGTATTTTACGCCCAACTCCACGGCCGACGCGATAACCAAGACAAACAGTTGCGTAGTCTGGCAGACGATATCTTCCGGGGGGACGGACTTCACCTTCGATACCGGGACTAACCTTGGAAAGGTCAGGGTGCTTATCAATGACGCCGACTCGAGCAGTTACGCACTTTCGGACACGAAAATCAATGCACTCCTGGCGCTTAAGAGCAATGACCTGTTCTCCACCGCGGCCCTGGCCCTTTATGCGATGGCGGCCAGCAAGGCGCTCCTGGCCAAGAGGAAGGTAGCCGGTAACTATTCCGAGGACTTGACGGCAATAGCAAAAGAATGCCGGGAGACGGCCAAAATATACGATGACATGGCGAAGAACGTCCCGGCCGAGGCGGTGGCGGAGCAATTCTTTACCGACTTCTCATACCGGGAGCTGCTGGTCAACAAGACCCTAAGGAGCGAAACCGACTGATGCTTAAGTCTTGGACCGAACATTATTGGTACACAGTGACATGCGCCCGGGCGCGCATAGAGGAGATAGTCAGGCGTGCGGCGGGGGCGCACAACGTGCTCGACTGCGGATGCAACGAAGGGTTCCTTTCCCAGGCGCTCATCGAGGCCGGATTCCACGTCACTAGCATCGATAACGACGGGGCGATGATTGCGAAGGCGAAGGAGTTGTTTGGGATAACGGTCATCAAGGAGGACGTGAACGACCTGCCGTACATGGACAATATGTTCGACCTGGTCATTGGAGGAGAACTGCTCGAGCATTTAATCAATCCTGGAAAGGGGCTCGAGGAAATGTTCCGGGTTTCCAAGGGAAGAATAATCGTATCAATCCCGATAGGGGCATATTGGCTGGGATGCGACAGCCATAAGTGGCAGGTGGACGCGGCCGTGATAGAACACGATCACGGGGCCAAGGAGGAGCTGATCAAAAAGATACTGGTGGTGGAATTCAAAAAGAGGCCCAAAGAGGCCTAAAAGGAGAATCATGCTAAATATAATCCACGAATTATGTCAATTAGACTACGGCGGCGCAGAGAAGGTCGTTCGCAACATCGCAAAGTTCGATAAGAAGAACAGTCATACCGTAATTGCCTACAAGGACGGCCCATTCCGGAAGGAACTGGAGGCCGCAGGGGCGACGGTGATCATCGCGCCGAAGGAAAAAGAAGAGGAGGTATCTTTCGAGATAGACTTAATCCATATACATTCGGGCGGCGCAATGAGCGAGATGGCCCTCAGCATGGGAAAGCGGTTCCCGGTGATAGAGACCATTCACTCCCCCATCAGATCGCCCATGCCCGGGGAATTTATCAGGCAGCGCGTGGGGGTGACGGATGCCGTCTCAAGGATAAATGCCAACTGCGTCACCATACACAACGGCGTGGACTTCTCCACGCTGCAGGCGAACAGAAGCGTTGAGGAAATAAAGAGAGAGTTGGGCATCAGAAAAAACGTCCCTGTCATAGGTAGATTAGGAAGAGTCGGCAAAGACAAATGCTTAGAAGAGTGGCTACTTGCTTGTTATTACCTGCAAAGACAGGGACTTGAATTCATCCCGCTGATAGTGGGAGGGGAAGCGTCGGGGCTTAACGGCTACATCGGCAAGCTGAAGTTGATGGCCGAATCGCTCCCGGTGAAGGGCGTGATCTGGGCCGGGCATAAAGACGACGTGGCGAACTACCTGCAGGCGATGGACGTATTCCTTTACCCTTCGCCGACCGAAGGCTTCGGCATGGTTTTTGTGGAAGCGATGCATGCCGGAGTGGTAGTGGTCACCTACGACAACGACGTGACCCGGGAAGTCGCCGGGGGCTTCGCGGTACTGGAAAGTAGCAACATTGCCGGGCTGATCTGTGGGGTGATGAAGGCCCTGGACGTGAATGTGCGCGACGCGATAATTCCGCTCGCGCAGAGCTGGGTCGAGGAGCAGTTCGACGCCGAAAGGATGTCGAAGGACTACCAGGATTTATATGAGAGGATAACGAAAGGGGCAAATTGAGCGACCTTACTGATATCTTAAACGGCAGGGCGGACCTTAAGAGGTTCACCGCTAACCTTGTGGACAGGAAGGCCACCATAGCGGCGCCGTCCGTAGACAGGCAACCGGAGAAGAGTTGCAGGCTGGTGGTCGAAGTGGTAGGGGCCACAATATTGGCCGGGACGGTGGTCATCGCCGGCTCGACGAACGAGACGTTCTCCTTCGGCGCGGACGGCGTGACGGTCGGAGAGAAGAACTTCACGAGCCTGTCGGGTATCACCGTGGCCGGGATATCCAACGGCTTTATTGAGGTGCGCGCAGCCACGAAAACCGGCCAGGCCATAAACCAGGAAAAAACTATCTATAGCAATATGCCGGTGAGATTCTATCCAGTGAAGATGAGCAATGTGGTGAAGATGATGGCGGCCGGGCAGCAGGATATCGCAAGGCATAAATTCATGGCCGGACCGAACTACCCCGATATCCAGGTCAACGATTTCGTTTACGCCCTGTCGGGCGTTGCCGGCTTGACCCGGGGATGCGTGAGTTTTGTGGAAGGGTGCCTGGACTTCGACGGGGCGACTCATCATTACGAGGCTGAGGTAATTAAGATATAATGTTTATAGAGGCCTTTGGAGGCCTGAGGAGGAAAGATATGGAAAGGTATCAGGAAGCAATATTCGGATTGGTAATTAAGGTAGAAATAAAACATGTCAAAGAGCATGAGTTATTTTTTGCTAAGATGGGCAGGCGCGCGAAAAATCCCCGGGAAAAAGATATCTGCGCTATGCGGGCAAGAGACTATTGGCAATGGGGTAACGCGCTTAGGTATTGTCTTGACCGTTTCAGGGAAGCATTGAAGATTGACGAGGCTAATTTCGGCAAAGTAAAGAAAGGGCAGATGGCTTTCCTAAAGAACAACAAACCGTCCGTGAAGATGTACCGAAAGGCACTCAAAGATTTCCTTAAGGTACACCCGACCGGAGGTGCCTCATGAAATATTCAATAGTGATGATCTGCTATAATGGCGTGGACATAACCGCCAAATGCATACGGAGCGTACTCGAGCACAGCAAGGACTTCGAGTTTATCATCGTCGACAATGGGAGCACCGACGGCACGAAGGAGTACCTCGAGAGCATAGCGGCCAAGAACGGTAGCATCAGGTTGATCAGGATCGATGAGAACATGACGTTCTCCAAGGCGAACAACGTGGGGCTGAAACTGGCCCAGGGGAAACACGTGGCGATCATTAACAACGATATCGTGGTCAATAAGGACTGGCTGGACAGGCTCTGCGATCACCTTTATAACATTCCCCTAAGCAACCTGGCCATGATCGGGCCGGTTTCCGGCTGCTCCAACGGCCGGCAGATGGTGGGACTCCAGGATCCCGAGGCCTGGTACCAGGCAAACCGAGGAAGGTGGGCGCATGCCGGGAAGCTCTTCGGATGGTGCATGCTGATAAAGAAAAGCGCACTGGATGAGATAGGGGGATTCGACGAGCGATTCGTCAACGCCTACGAAGACAATGACCTTTGCCTGCGCCTATTGCTGGCGGGCTACAAGATGGCCATCGCCTACGACACCTACATCTACCACGCCGGCCAGGGCACCCTGAGAAGCACGCAGACAGAGAAGCAATATATAGAGAACGGGAAGGTCAACAGGGAAGTATTCTACGACAAATGGTACAGTCCGCGGCCCAGAAAACTCGTGGCCGTATACAGGACGAACGGAGGGAAATGGCTCGAGGAATCGCTCAGGCAGACATCGAAGTTCGCCGACTCCATCGTGATACATTTCTGCAGGGCCCGGCAGAACGTAGACAAGGAGAGGCTTAAAAAGATATTGAAAGACTTCCCCAAGATAGCGCACACCGAATTCTACGACGGCATCTTCCAGGAGGACTACGAACGCGGCCGGCTGCTTGAGATAGCATTGGAGATGCACGCCAAGGGGGAGGCCGACTGGTGCATATCGATTGACGATGACGAATTGTACGAAGATAAATTTATAGACCGGGTCCAGAAGATGATGTGCCCGCGCAATCCCGAGATCATAGGATACTGGTGTCAATGGCGCACGATATGGGACAGGCGCGGAGACGACGAATACTGGAGGACCGATTCGACATTCGGCCGATTCTCTAACTATAGGTTTTTTAGGCTCATGAAAGGCCAGGAGATCCTCTCGAGGCATCCCGAGGGACACCATTGCGGATCGGCGCCGCTTATTGCGGAGGAGAATCTTAAATGGTGCAACATACGGGTTAAGCACATGGGCTACGACACGCATGAACAAAGGCAGAGGAAGTTCGACTTCTACCAGGCCAACGATCACTTCAAAACCAAAACCGATATCGGCAACGACGACTACACGCACCTCATAGACAGAAATGTCACCTTGGAGAAGTACGTACCCGACAACGGCATCAGCCTGATCATGATGGTGAAGAACGAGGAAGATGCCATCCTTGCCTGCCTTGAGGGTATTGCCCCGATCATCGACGAGTTCGTGGTAGTCGACACCGGATCGACCGATAGGACGAAGGAGATCCTGGAACGTTTCGCGGAGCATTCCCCCGTGCCGGTGAAGATTTTTGACCTCCCCTGGTGCGATAATTATTCCATACCCAGGAATTTTATCAAGAATTACGCTACTCAAAGATGGCTCCTGATGATGGACGCCGACGAAAGGTTCGAGTATGATGATCTCCGCAAGATTCAAGCACTAATCGAGAGAGAAGCCGAGGTAATAATCTTCCATGTCATAAACTATATGAAGAAGACCAGAATGGGTGAGAAGCCGGTCTATGCCTCTACTCAAGCAGCCAGGCTCTTCCGCAACATTCCGGAGTTCTTCTTTGCGGGTCTGCTGCACGAGACGATCGAAGACTCGCTCAGCGCGTTGCAGATGCGCCGCAAGGTGTCCATCGAAATGTCACCAGTGGTCCTGCACCATTACGGATACCTACGCCAGAAGAACCGAGTCAAGGAGAAGTTCGACTATTACGTCAAGCTGAACGAGCGGCAGATAGAGATCACAGAAGGTAAGGATCCGCGGCCGTACTTTAATTTAGCATTGCATTGGATGCAGGAAAACGAACGCAAGAAGGCCATAGAGTGCTTCACGAAGGCTCTGGAATTGAACCCGAGCTTTTGGCATGCAAACGCGCAGATGGCGGCACTAAACATCCAAAGCGCCAAGGAATTCCTCGCCAGGACGCTTGAGAACATACCGCAGAATCACCCGTTCAAAAACGAGACCTGCGCGTTACTGGAATACCTCGAACAGCATAGCTTCGGGCACTTGAGACTGGAGGTCTGATGCCGGTAAAGGGGGCGGACGTAGTTGGAAGGAATATAAAGTCATTCGGCGGCGGTTTCCTGAAGCACGTCAACAAGACGATGGTCAAGGTCAAGGTCTCCCTGGACAAGGAAGTGACGAAGAACATAAGCGTGGCCGACCACACGCAGAAGGAATTGGCCGCCATGGGACATCCTTACGCCAAGAGGCACGGATTGCATGGGAGTCCGATCCACGACCCATACTGGCTTATTCATACGCAGACGGGAACGCTCCTATCGGCTAAG